ACCATATACTTCATCAGCAATAGCTTTGTTGATCAATTGCATACCACCAATACCTGTTTGAACAACAAGTGATCTTTGTGGATCTGGACCTTTGAACTCAACTTTACCTTGATAGAAGTTATATAATTCAGATTTAAACATATCAAGTGTGAAAGAAGACTTGTTGTAAACTCTTTTAAATGAGTTATCCAACTGTGCCCATAATCCCACAGATAATCTAATATCATCTGGACCATCTTGTTTGATTCTACCACCTTTACCCCACATTAAGTAAGTTTCAATGTCAGAAGCAATTTTTGATAAATGCGCAGCTTCCATGTTAGTGATAAATGATCTAGTAAGAGTACCATTTTCAAATGCTTCTCTTGCACCAGCTTTACCCATGTTAGCAATTAATCCTTCAATACTAGGTACAGCAGGATCATTGTTAGCACCAAAGTTTCTCCAGATTTCAGTTACAGGTACAGTACCATCTGCATTCAAACCACCTTTGATCATAAGATCAGCACGGCTAGAAATAGAATAGTGTACGTGTGCTTCAGCTCCTCCTACAAAGTTGTAGAACTCACGGAAACCAGAACCTGTTTCAATGTCAGAGAATCTTTCTCCGTACTCACCTCTTGCAGAACCTTTTCTGAAGAACTTAGTACCTTTAGCTAAATACTTATTATCTAAGTTAGCTGAATTGTTGTTGTTTACTAATTGAACAGTATAGATAAAACCGTCACCAGCAGGGATGATATCATCAGCTGTAATGTAAAGTTCTAATCCATTATATTTGTCATAAGTGATAATATCACCATGTCCAAATGTTCTTTTAGAAATTTTAATTTTGAATGTTGTACCATCTACACCTTTAGTAGCGTTAGCTGGTTCAATGTCTGCCACAATATATGGAAGATCTTGTGCAATTGGAGTTTGCCATTTGTACTCACCACGTGCATTGTCTACCATGATAGTATTCTTTCCACCAAATGATGCCATTTGATAAAGAGGCATTTCAACTTTTTGAGTCATTGCCCATAAATCAATTGGTCCCATATCCATAGGTTCTGCTGAACCTAGCATCTGAGTCAAGTGATAAGAATCAACATGAGAACTTGCTTTGTAGCTTGTATCTCTTAGGAAAATTCCGTTGTTTAAAACTGGAGTTGCCATAATTTTACTTGTTTTTAATTATTAATTGTTTATATATTTGATTGTTAAATCCTTTTGAAAATGTTGTTGGTTCTTGGCAATTTTTTTGTTGGTTGTCTTCTTGTCTCTTCATCTTTATCTTGAATACCAAGAGATGTTGAACTATGATTACCTTGTTCTGTTTTTAATTTTCTTACTGTTTGCTCAATACTTTGTTGAGCTCCTTTATCCATAATTTTTGCTTTATAACCTTCTGGATCTTGTAATAACCATAATGCTTCTGAAATTAATCCATAATTTGGTTCTACAAATTGATACTTCTCTAATAAGTGACCTAATAGATTTGTATTTCTTCCACTTACTGAAGGATAGCTTGGTTGAACTAAACCGTTATATAACATTGCTTGAGTCTTTCTATCTACTTTAATATCTCCAAGATTACCATCTTTTAAAGTATCATACACATTTTGCATATATGCTTTAGATGCTTGTTCTTGTTGTTTTTGTTTTAGTTGTTGCTCTTGTACTTTTCTAATAACAATTTGTTCTGCCATCTTATCCAACTTTGGTTTAAACTTAGCAGCTTGTTGTTCAAGTTTTCCTAAGTCTTTCCAAATTTCAATTTCCTCTTCAATTTCTTCAGAGGTACCGTAACCAGTGGCATTTAAATACTCTTTAATAATGATCTCTTGATCTCTTTCAGATTTTACATTTAAATCTCTAGTTTCTTCTACTTGACCTAATGTAGAAAATAAACCTTTTAAATCAGTACCACCATCTGCCACATATCTAGCAGCAATTTGTAATTCTTCTGGTAAACTAGAAAAAAACTGTTTAGGTGTTTCACGTCTTACTTGATTAGCTTTTTCTTCTAAATTAGCTTCAATTAATTCTTCCCAATCTTTTGCTGTATATTCATCTAATGATTTTTCATCATCAAATGGAACTAATTTATCTTCTTTAATCATTTTTGAAAAAACATCTGAAATTCCAGAAATAGATTTTCTACCTCTAGTTTCTTTTTTTTCTTCATCTTCATCTTCACCTAAACTATCAAGAATACTTTTACCATCTTCTTTACCAGCTTTAGGCGTGGTGTCATCATCATCATCTCCAAGAAGATCTGCATTTGATGTTGAAGTTTTACCTTTATCAGTTAAATCATCTGCATCATCTGCATCTGGATCAGCAAATGAAAAATCTGCTTTTTTATTTATTCCTGAAAAAATGTTGTTTGTAGTTTTAGAATCTTTTCCAGATGGCAAAGTCATATCATCACCGCTTGGTGCTGCATTGAATATTGTATCTAAATCAATATCTAAAGTTTCTACGTTACTACTCATAGTGTTGTTTTTTGTACTCATCTTATTGTTGGTTTAATAATTAATACTTATATCTATAATATAATAATTCTTTATTTAGTTCATACTATATTAAACTTATTATATTTGAAAAATTGTAAAGTTTCTAGCAGTATATAGCTAACACAAATTATTTATCTTTTGGTTTTTTAACATCATATTTATTTTTATTCTGTATGGCTATATTTAATTGATTGTTTGATATTTGTGTTTGTGCTGCAATTTTTTCTCTTTCAACCTGAAGTCTTTGAGATTCTGTTGATGATTTACTTACTATTTCTTCACGTTTCATATTCATCTGTTCTCTATATTGAGTTGTTTCTTGAATATTTTTTAGTGCATCTTGATAATCATTTATTTCATTTTTATTTACATCAACACCAGCTCCATATCCTGCAGCTCTAATTTCAGCTATAGTAATATCATTCTGTCTATCTTTTTCTTTTTCTTGTTGTTCTAATTGAGCTTTCATTTGAGCATCTTGCGCCTGTGCTTGTAACTGTTGTTCTTGCATCTGACGTTGTTGTTGCATTTCCTCTTGTCTTTGAGCTGTAATTCTTGCTTCAGAATCTTTTAAGATGTCTGTTACTTCACCAATAGAATCAGCTTTAACAATATTTCCAAGTTCATATATACTAGCACCTGTGGTATTATTGGTTAATGCCATTTGTTTTAACTGTTCAAGAATAGCTCTGTGATTTGTTTTAGTTGTGGCAAATACATTAAAATCTCTCATTAAAAGATCTGTACCATTGATTGTAAAGTTTACCTTTTCTGCTTCAGTAGATATATAACTCAATCTTACACTTGGATTAGTACTATAATAGAACTGAGCTAAGTCCGTTCTCATTTGATGTACTCTTGGCATAAGCTGATCAGAGTGTTGTACAAAATAAATTTCAGTTTGAGCATATGATTGTTGCATAGCATTCATTACTCCAGTAGCTGTTTCTGCTGCAATAGCACCACCTAATCTTTGAGGGTTAATTCCAATTGCATCAAAACATTGTTGTTTGAAATAATTAGCTAATTGTATTCTACTCATCAATCTACTAGTTTGCTCCATGTTTAGAGTCTGGTAGTGTTGGAAGTTTACAGCATTTTCTGTATTAGTAATTGATGTATCAAGAGGAAGCATTTGAAAATCCTTCATTGCTACGTATGCTTTAGCATAATTGTTTTTACCCCAATCTTCTCCCATAGAGTGACGTGGTAATGCATTCTGATCAAACATAATTACTGTACCTAATTCATCAATTAAGATATCAGCAATCTGATTGTTAACCATGTTGTATCCAACTTGATACGCTTTCATTAAATCTACTAAAGAAGTAGATCTGGTATTTCTATCAGAAAATACTCTTCCTTCTACAGGTAACTTACATCCATATAAAGAATTGTTTCCTTTAAATTGAAATGGTAATCTACCTGGTTTAGTTCTATTAATACCTAAGTATATTGGATTTATTTCACTACTTGTTGAACTTCTCCACATTGCAGGTACATTAGGTCCTACTTTTACACCACCCCAAATTTCATTAATCCAAATCCAATCAAGATGTTCTCCTTGTAATAATGTATCCTTAGATTTGTTTTTAAATATTGATGTATCATAAATAGCTTTTTCAGTTACTTTAAATGTTTCATCAACTATCTCTTGAGTTACTTCACCATCAGATTCTATTTTAGTAAGATGACCAATTTTTCTTTGAGTCTTCCAATAAATTGTAGAAACTCTCATTAAATTACCATCACCAAAATAAGCTAGATCTTCACTTTGACCTAAAATTTGTGTTAAGATATCACCACCTCTAGCAGGATCTGCCATGTAGTTACTTGTATATTGTCTGTATGCTAAGCCTGGTGCATTAGTATTCCAAGCATGTGATCTTGTTGCATCATAATAAGAACCATCATTTTGATATCCATTAACTTGATATTGTGCAGATCTTGCAGGATAAATTCTTTGTAATGATTCTAATTGTTCTTGACTCATTAAATATCCATATTTATCTACTACATCAGATACTGTCATCAAATCAATTTTACCAACATATGCTGAGTCAGAAATATATCTTTGATCTGGAGACTTTTGATAGAATGTCAAAACAGGATTCCATAATTCAATATCATAATCATCTTCTAACATACGGAAATGCCAAAACTCTCTATCAGCAATAAGCATATCTCTGAATCCTCTTTCTTCAAGTTCTTGCATTTTGAATCTTTCTTCATCAACATTTAATTGATGAGTAGCCCATTCTTCAACAGAACTTCTATATGACTTACTAAAGAAGTCTTCAATTTCAGGTAATGTTTTAATATTTTCAGGAGCAAGTTGTTGTTTAGCTTCATCAGATGCTGGGTCCATACCCATTTGAATCATTTTTTCAACTAATTTTTTCTCAGCATCTGCAAGTAAAGCTTCTTCAACTTGCATTCTTTTTTGCTCAAGCATTTCATTATATGATCTATCATCAACTGCTCTGAATTGTACTTTATTGTATCTTTTGGAAAACTCTCCACTCAATACATTAATTACATTTGGAATTATAGGATAAAATTTAAGTTCTAAAGCAGAATCATTTTCTTTAGTTAAAACATCCATTAAATCTTTATATTCATTATCAGGTTCAACTATGTAGTCTGTTTTATCTATAATTCCTTTAGCTAATTTATAATTTTTTAAAAGCCTTCTAGCATTAAGTTTTAAAAATTGAATACCTTGATCTTCTAACCAATCTAAATTCCATGCAGCCCAATCATCTGTTTTTTCACTATAAGGTAAAAATTGTATAGGTTGCGTCAAACTAGAAAAAGTAGGCCCTTCTGTTTTTTTTGCACCGGCCTTTAACTGCATTGCGTTAAGTACTTTCATTCTAAATTTAATTTAGTTAATTTATTTATAATTTTTGAAGCCTGATCTTTTTATTGTATTTCCAGTATTGTTTCCACTACGTCCAATATTCTTAAACGGACTATACTTTAATTTATACAAATTTTTTGAATTATCCAAAGATTTCTCTTCAGATTCACGTCTTTTTGAAAAACCCCTATTAGATTGTTGTATTTTTACAAAAGCTACTAATGCTCCAAATGCAACAAGTCTATCTACGTTAAGTCCAGGATAATAAGCTAGCATTTCTTTTATAAGCATTCCGTCAGGTATTCTTTCAACACCTAATGTTTGTTTTGTAACAATACCACCAACATCAGTTTCTTCATCTATGACTTCTCTTAAAAATTCAATTGCATATGAAATCAAATGGCTTTTAAATAATGTACCTGTATTCTTCCATCCATACTCTTGATAAACAGTATTGTTTGAACCAAGATCTTTTAAGAATAAAATTTGTTGTTTAGGTACTAAGTATCTTTGTTTCTTTCTAGAAATCATATGTTGTATAAACAAAGATATATTATTTTCAACTATAGTCCAGGCATTATACCATTCTATAATTAATTCTAATCTTTCA